TCATCTTGAGTCTTCGTAGCAATTGTTAAACCAAAAGCATTACCATATGAAGAAATGAAGTCAACAGCGCCTTGCGTTGTCCACGCTCCGCCTGCTGTGTCATATTCTCCATTAAAAAGTAACGACTGTTCGATATCCCATTTATGCTCAATCAGCTTTTCACGCCAAACACGAGACCATTCATTCGCTTCATACTTTAGCACGGTAGCACGAGTAGTGTTATCCATTGCCATGGCAGTTTTCCAAATTTGGGTATTGCCATATGATGTCGAGAAAGGTTGATCTTTCCATGTCTCTGGGTAACCAGAACCTTGTTCGTGAGCAGAACCTACTACATAAACACGAAACGGTTCCAAATCTACTTGAGATGGAGCCGTTGCAGATGAACCATTTTCTATTGAGTCATGAGAACCCATGTAATACTTAGTACCACTAGTTTCTCTTACAATAGAACAAGTCAGCTTTTTATAGCCAGTACTATGATCATCTACGGCTGTAATTCTCGCAATCTGATAATCAGCAAGAACAGCGTTTGAAGATGTTGAAGCATCTGCAGAACTAACTGGTATCTTGATTAATTGGCCAGGTACGAAAAACTGTGGTGTAGTTGCAGCTGTTCCTAAAGTCTGAGTCACTGCTACACCATATACATTGTTAAGATTACCTTGTTTAGCATAATCTGTCCCAACTTTTAGGTATATAACTCCAGTATTAGGAGCGGCATTGCTAATAGCAGTACTACCACTTATGGCAGAACCACCAGTTACCACATAACCGAATCGTTTATGAAAAGAAGGCCTACGTTCACTAAACTTGAACTGAGGGTCATCCGTTGGGCCCTTCGCAATTTTAGATACAAATCTGAAAAAAGGGTCTGAAGCTATATTCAGCTCAGATACTCTACTTCCAAAATTATATTTTCTGCGAAGGTCACCAGTAAGTAACCCTGAGGCGTCTCTTTGGGGTCCAGCGAAATCGGCAGCACCGACATCCGCTAGTTGAAATAAATCAGCCATGATTTATCTCCTTTTTAGTTAATCATTAAAACTTCTGGAGTTATCCAAAAGCTTTTTCTAATTGACTGTCAATACCTAATATGGATTCAAATACTCGGTCGTCAGGGGATTGCTCGACCTGTGCCCCGCCAGTAGTAGCAAGAGAACCAGGAATTTCTTGAACTTCACGCATTTTATCATGCATTTCCCGTCTCGTACTATCAGCAATTTTTTCATCACGATTCTTACGATTCATTAGATAATATATATCATCTAATTCAAGTGACTTAGCTTTAGCAAAGCCAACAAAGGTTTCCCATTCTTCATCTGTCATTTCATGTTTTTGACGAAAACTGGTTTCTTTTGCTAGCCTCTGATTTTCGTTTTTTTGTCCTGCAAGCTCTTTTCCAAGCCTACGCTGTACAATACCGTCAATCGTTGCTCCAAGTACTCTTGATGAATCTGAATCGGGATTTGAAAAAGCATCATCGGCGTCGAACACGAAATCCTCTGAAAGGTTGAGTTTTTCTGCCATATTTTCAGGTGTTTGACCACCACCCTCAAAATAATTCCGCACATGCTGAATTAAATTGGGGTCGTCTCGCATAGCATCAAGGATCGGCATATAAGGTTCTAATTCGGAAAGTTTTCCGTTCAACCTTTTTGCTTCTCTGCTTGAATCACTATACCTCTTTTTCATAGTCTCTACATCACTGTCAGGGACTACCGATTGAACTTCACTTGGGCTCGATAGCGTGTTACCGCTGTTATTGTCCGAGGTTGACGGCGAAGATTCGTCTAAAATACCACTATTAACGCTTCTGTCTAAATCAGCAAAAAAGTCGCCAGACATCATATCGTCTTCAGTGGTTTGAGTATTAATACTTTCGGGGGCCTCTTGGGCGTTACCTACTTGCTCTTGACTCATAGTTATTTCCTTTTTTATTCACTCTAACTAAGTTAAAACAAAAACAACTAAAACCAAAACTATAATCTTACACATGTTTTTGCTCCTTTACTCCAAGTAAAACCGCTTTTACACTTTCTTCTTCCACCCTTTTCAGGATGTACTTTGTTGTGCTCAGCCTTACTTATAACTCTAACGTTAGATTTACTATTATTTGATTTATTGCCATCTTTATGATGGACAACTTTTCCTTTAGGGGCATTAGCTTTATTCCTATAATGAGTTTGGCTGCTTCCATCTTTCCACCTACCGTTACTCCTGCCATTTCTCGCCATACTGGAATAACTTTTCTTTTTCCAATTAGCCATTACTCATTCTTCTGTTTCTCTTCTGCCTTTGCTACTTCCATACTTGCTTTCATTTCAGTCTTCATTTTGTCAAACTCAGTTTTTAGCATGCCTCTTAAAAGTTTTTGCTGTGCTTCAGTCTCTAATACATCTTTCCTTATTTCATTAGAAGCTTGTCCTACTTTCATCTTTATGCCAGATTGGACAAGTTGACGTTCTAATGTCTCTATAGTTCCTTCTTTATCTTTTAAAGATTCATTCATTTGCTCAAGCTGCCCTTGCATTTGAGCATACATTGACTTTCTTTCTACAATACTTTTCTTGTTTCTAATATCTGTCTCAGCTATCATAGCAATATCATCAATCAAACCAGCTTGAAACCACCTAAAATATTCTTCAAGTAAAGCCCATCTATTTACTGGCATTGTAGCCCCAGCTATAACTCTTATGTCAAATCTTGCAGATGCATAATCGTTCCACTTTCCAATCGCTTCACCATAATCATTATATACTTGAATATTAATTCTTACATCTTTTTCCTCTTGAGGAGCCTGACCAGCTTCTGGCTGTACAATTCTAAATACTTTTTCTACTGAGTAATGTTTCTGAGCAATTTGCTGGAATATTCTACCTAAATGTTCTAAGCATGGTTCTACTATACTTCCCATCCAAGCTTTTAATCTCCTTGTCCCAAACTCATCATTTGCTAGTAATCCACGATAAGTCTCAGGCTGCTCTTGTGTAAATCCCATCATAGCAGAAGGAACGCCACTTATATACTCAGCATCAGCCTTACCTTCTTGTACGACAGAATAGAAAGCGTTATTAATAGGAGCTGGTAATACTGGAGTCGGAGGAGTAAATCCCTGTCTGTACTTTAATAATGCCCCCGGTGATGAAGAATACTGTTCCCATTCCTCTTCAGGTACTGAGCCTTCTTCATACATCCACCTTAAGTTGGAGGCTAAATTTGCATTATGCAACATAATCTGATGAGATTTATTTATCTCTTGCTGTTTACCTATAAGAGGCACAACTGCACTCATTGGATATGGAGTCCCACTATACATATATGGAATTGGAACTATAGGATATTCAGTGCATGGAAGTGTGTACTCGTATAAAAATGTATCATCGCCAGCAGTGCATGTTAATACAATTCTATTTTCGTAGAACTTTACAGCTTCAACAATATTCTTCGCAGTCTCAGGATTTGAAGATAATAATTTAAAATCCTCTTCCCTCATCACTTGTTGTTTAATAGTTGATGCAGCTTCCTGAGCTTGAGATTCCATTTGCATACGTTGTTCTTCTACTGCTTGTTCTGCCATCTTCCTAGCTTTTTCCAGTTCAAGCTTTGCTCTCTCAGGTATCATTTCACCTGATTCAACAGCGTCATTCAGTTGTATTTCTTTTTCTATTAACCCAACTTCTATCTCTTTTTGAAAACTACTTATTTGTTCAGATACTTGTTCTTTTATGAGATCAAGTTCAGCAGGAGATGGTTTTACTTGTATAAATACATTTCTGTATGCAAACTTTTTCTTAGCGTATGTTTCGTAGTATGCAATTATATCATCATCTTCAGCATCTAAATTAACACCCATCGTAATATCTTCAGGTTGAGTACTGAAAGAATCATCAGTGTCTCTCTGAGAATAAGATACAACTTCAGTCCCTCTCGCTACCTTTTTTATCTTAGCTGCATGTTCAGGTAACATATTTATAAGACTTGATCGTGAAAGATTCTTTCTAATCATCACAAAAGTCGCATCTCTGAATAAGAAATCTCTACTTGCTGGATCAATATATACATCATAAGGTTCTATTCTACTGAATTTTACCTCACCCATCCCACGATCAGCATCCGCATCTACGTCTACAAGAAAATAACCAATACCTTTTGTAAGAGCATCAAGTGCTACTTGACTATATAATGATTTACCATTAGATAGATACCAGCAATAATCAGCTATATCAGAATGTACTTGTGCAACATCTACATCATCCCCAGTAGCTCCAACTGCTTTCCATCTTGGATTATTAGCAGTCGCAAAATACTTCATTATCTCAATAATAGGTGTTACCCTATTAATTGTAAATGTTGGCATCCCAGCTTCTTCTAAAGCGTCTACTTCACGCTTAGATAACTGTTCATTTAAGTAAAAGTCGAAACCTTTCTGACTTAGATTCTGCCATCTCTGTCTGTGACTATTATTAGCTCTTTCCCAAAGCTGTTTATTTATTTGGGCTCTTTTTTTATTAGTTACTCTTGCCATTATATCATCTTATGTAAAAAATTCATTATTTTGTCTTCTGTTGATAATTTACTTTTACCAGCAGGCATCTGACCTACTGGTACTGGTTGTGGAGCAGCGAACTCAGGAGGAGGTCCTCTTTTAATATCAAGATTCGACTCTGGAGTAGTAAACTCATAATATTTTCTGTCATATATTTGAAAACCAGGAAAAACCTCCTTAGTAAGTCCACCTCCAGCTATATCCCAAGGATCATAAATAGACATATATTTCCCCATAGGGTCTTCCCCTACTCCAACTTGAAATCGTTCCATCCCAACATGATGCTTAGACCAAGCAAAATCAGCCGCTCCTTTATCAACATCACTTTGATAACCAACAT